AGTCACGTTTTATAAATCGTCCGTTTTTTAGGACATGTCCGTTTTTTAGGACAGGGGGAAAAAAATCGGGAATCGTGGCAGGGTGTCGTCGGCCGCCTTAGCGGTGGTGGGGGACAATGCACTGGACGCGCGGAGGCCGGAGCCCCCGCGGGATCTGTCGCCGGCCGAGGCGGCCTACTGGCGCAGCTTCGTGTCGGATATGCCGCCGTCCTGGTTTCGCTTGGTGACGCAGCCGCTGCTCAAGTCCTACTGTCGCGCGTCGGCGCGGGTGGACGATCTCGAGGCGGCCTACCGGAGCGCCGAAGATGACGAGGAATGCGAGCGACTGGAGGCGCGCATTGAGCGACAGAACAACCTGATCGCCCGGATGTCCACGAAGATGCGGCTCACCCAACAGGCGACGTATGACAAGAAAAAGTCCAAGGGCCCCACGGTACGCAAGCCGTGGGAAGCCTAAGACTCGGGCGGAGACGAACATCGCATGGATCGAGGCCAACTGTCGGATACCCGAAGGGGCCAAGGTGGGGCAGACCGTGATGCTGTCTGAGTTTCAAAAGACGATCATCCGGGGCATTTACGACTCGCCCACGCGGCGGGCGATTGTGTCGTTCGGGCGCAAGAACGCCAAGACGACGCTCGCGGCGTTCCTGCTGGTGCTGCATCTCGCGGGGCCCGAAGCCCACGCGCGGCCCAACTCTCAACTCTACAGCGCCGCGCAGTCGCGTGACCAGGCGGCGATCGTGTTCGCGCTCGCGGCGAAGATCATCCGCATGTCGCCCGAACTGTCGGCCTATGTGGTGGTCCGCGACACGGCAAAGGAACTCTACTGCGCCGAACTCGGGACGCTCTACAAGGCCCTGAGTGCGGAGACCTCAACGGCCTACGGGTTGTCGCCGGCGTTCATCATCCACGACGAGCTGGGGCAGGTGAAGGGCCCGCGGTCGGGGCTGTACGATGCGCTCGAGACGGCCACCGCCGCGCAGGCTGAACCCCTGTCTGTGGTCATCTCCACCCAAGCCCCGACCGATGCCGACTTGCTGTCGGTGCTCATCGACGATGCGCGGTCAGGGATGGACCCCCGGACCAAGTGTTTCCTGTACACGGCCGACACCGAGGCGGACCCGTTCGCAGTGGACACGATTCGCCAGGCGAACCCGGCATACGACGAGTTCCAGAACCAAGCCGAAGTGCTGGAGATGGCCGCCGCGGCGAAGCGGATGCCGTCCCGGGAAGCGGAATACCGCAACCTGATTCTGAATCAGCGGGTGGAGAAATCCGCCCCGCTCATCTCCGTGTCAGTCTGGAAGGCGAACGGCGAACTGCCGACCGATGACTGGAGCGACGGCGATGTGTACGGGGGGCTCGACCTCTCGTCCACGTCCGACCTCACGGCGTGCGTGTGGGTGACGCAGCGGGACAGCATCTGGCACGTCAAGCCGCTGTTTTGGCTTCCCGAACAGGGACTCCGGGAGCGTGCGCGACAGGATCGCGTCCCCTACGACGTCTGGCATGAGCAAGGATTCCTGCTGACGTGCCCCGGCAAGTCCGTCTCTTACGAATACGTCGCGACGCAGCTCTTGCAGATGATGGACTCGATGGACGTGCGGAAAGTCGGCTTCGACCGTTGGAACTTCCGCCACTTCCAGCCCTGGCTGCTCAAGGCGGGCTACAGCGAGGATATGGTGACCGAGCGGTTTGTCGAGTTCGGTCAGGGCTACAAGGACATGACGCCGGCCGTGCGGACGCTCGAGGAAACGTTACTGAACAATCGGCTGCGCCACGGGAATCATCCCGTGCTGACCATGTGCGCGGCGAATGCCGTGGTGAAACGCGACGAGGCGGATGGGCGGAAACTGGACAAGCTGCGGAGCCGGGGACGCATTGACGGCATGGTCGCGCTCGCGATGGCTTTGGCAACGGCGAGTGACGGGGTTCCCTCGCTCGGCTACGTTGACGAGGCGCTGGTGGTCCTGTGAAACTCTTCGGGTGGGAAATCTCCCGGCCCCGCGCTGACCTGTCGCTCGACCAACTGATTCAGCGGCTCGACGCCATGATGGCGACCGTCTCCGGCATCGCCGTAACGCCGGACTCCGCAATGCAAGCGCCGACCGTCCAGGCCATCGTCCAGGCCGTGGCGGGGGCGATTTCGACGCTTCCCGTGCATGTCCTCCAGAAAACGACGAGCAAAGGCCGAGACAAGAAGGAGCCCCAGCCGAACCATCCGGTAGCGAAGCTGCTATCCGCCCCGAACGACACCGAAGATCGGGTGACGTATTGGCTCGACGCGACGTCGTGGCTGATCCGCTACGGGAACCATTTCGCTATCAAAGTCCGCGGCCTGACCGGCCCGATTCGCAAGTTGATGTCGATTCCCCCCAGCGAGGTCACGGTCCAGCAACGCACGGACCGGAGCCTCGAGTATCGCATCGGGACGGACGCCATCCGCACAGCCGCGCAGGTCCACCACGTCCGTGGTGCCGCGCGAGACGGGGCGATTGGCAACTCGCCGGTCATGGATGTTCGGGAAGCCATCGCGTTGGAGCTCGCTGCGGAGCGATTCGGCGCGGCGTTCTTCGGAAACGGCGCGATGCCGCTCTTGATTTTTCGCTACATGCAAGGGTCGCAGGGCCACAAGTCGGCCGCGGGCCGCCAGCAGTTTATTGACGAGTACCAGCGGGCGCACAGCGGGAACAAGGCGCTCAAGGCGATGCTCATGCCCCCCGGCATGGAAGCGCCCACCACGGTAGAGCTCAATAACGACCACGCACAGTTTCTGGAAACCCGGAAACTTCAGCGCACGATCATCGCCGGCGCGTTTGGCGTCCCCCCGCATCTCGTCGGAGATCTCGAGCGCGGGACGTTCTCGAACATCGAGCACCAAAGCCTGGAGTTCGTGCAGCGGGTCGTCTTGCGGTACGTGATGGCATTTGAGGCGGCCATGGAACGCGACCTCCTGACTCCCGAGGATCGGTCGGCGGGAATCATCATCCGGTTCAACATGGACGGTCTGCTCCGTGGCGACTTCGCGTCCCGTCAGGCGGGGCTCAAGACCCAGCGTGAGGCCGGCGTCATCAACGCCAACGAATGGCGCGAACATGAGGGGATGAACCCGCGCACAGACGAGGGCGGCGAGGCCTATTGGGATCAGGGGCCGTCCGGTCAGGGGATGAACGAGGAGCCGGAACCCAAGGAACCAGCCAACGGGAACGGCCGCGAACCTGCGGCGAGGTGGCATCCATGAGGAGTCTGTTCGCGCACCGATCCAGCCAGCCGCTGATGCGGGAATCCGGCGGAGCGGTCGAAATGTTGCTGTATGACGAGATCGGCATGTTCGGCATTTCCGCGAAGGCGTTTGCGGCCACGCTGAAGAGTGTCGACGCGGACACGATTCATCTGCGGGTCAACTCGCCCGGTGGCGACGTGTTCGACGGGATCGCGATTTACAACGCCTTGCGGCAGCACCCCGCGAAGGTCGTGACGCACATCGACGGATTGGCGGCGTCGATCTCCAGCGTCATCGCGCTGGCGGGGGACGAAGTGACCATCGCCCCGAACGCATTCTTTATGATCCATAATCCGTGGGGTGTGACGGTTGGGGATGCGGAGATCCACCGCAAGATGGCCGACACGCTCGACAAGATCGCCCACGGGTCGATTATCAGCACCTACCAAGCGAGGACCGGCCTTGGTGTGGAGACCATCGAAACCTGGATGGATGACGAGACGTGGTTCAGTGCCGAGCAGGCCGCGGAGGCCGGTTTCGTGGATGCGGTGGAGGACGCGGCGCCAGCGGCGCGGGCGCTGCCGTTCGACTTGAGTGTGTACCAGCACGTTCCGGTGGGCTTGGAGTACGGGGCCCCGGACGATGAGTTGACGATTGACCAAGTACGGGACTTGGAAGGCCGTCTCAGAGAGCGAGACGTGTCCCAAGAGCAGGCCGAGAGGGCCATTGCTGCCTTCAAACGATGGCTCCGGGGTGAGCCCGGAGCTTCCGACCACACGCGCCGCGAGGGTGCGGGTGGAGATGCTGACGCCGCAAAGGCCGCGAATGATTTGCTCGCGAACCTCGGCGTCGCAAGCCTACGGAAGTTTGGGGGTTAGCCATGTCGGACACATCGATGGTCGCCCTTACACGGACGATCAACGAAATCGGGAAGGCGTTCGAGGCGTTCAAACAGACGAACGACGAACGCCTGGAAGCCCTCAAGGTCGGTGACGAGAGTCGCGCGGCCGAACTGAACGCCCAACTGGAGAAGATCGAAGCGGACGTCTCCAAGTTCGTGGCGCTCAAGAAAGACATCGAACTGGAGCAGAAACTCCAGCGCGAGCGCATCGAGGAGCTGGAAGCCAACGCCAGCGCCCCCAAGAAGACGGCTCTCGAGAAAAAGGTGGACGAGTACAAGTCCGCATTTGTCTCGTGGATTCGCAACAAGGGGTCGTCGCCGATGGACGAGCAGCGGCTGGCGACGCTGTCCAAGGAAGTCGCCACGATCCGCGGCGACGTCTTGATCGGCACGGGCGCGGCCGGCGGGTTCGCCGTTCCCGAGGAGATCAGCCGTGAGATTGGGCGGCTCGAGCTGTTGTTCAGCCCGGTGCGCGAGTTGGTCAAGGTGCGCCAGGTCGGCACCTCGGACTACAAGGAGTTGGTGTCGAAGCGCGGCACCACGTCCGGGTGGGTGGGCGAAGCCTCGTCCCGGCCCGCGACGGTCACACCGACCTTGCGGGAGCGGGCGCCGACGTTCGGCGAGATTTACGCCTACCCGCAGGCCAGCGAGTGGTCGCTCGACGATATCTTTTTCAACGTCGAGCAGTGGCTGGCCGAGGAGATCGCGCAGGAGTTCGCGCAAGAGGAAGGCGTCGCGGTGATTTCCGGCAACGGCACGAACAAGCCGACCGGGATGATCAACACCGCGCCGGTCACCACGGCGGACTTCGCGTCGCCGGAACGGTCGGCCAACGCCTACCAGTCGGTGCAGTCTGACTTGACGCCGGGTGGTGTGGCGATCTTGGCGGACTCGCTGATTGACCTCGCCGCGACGCTCGCATCGCCGTACCGGGTGCGCGCGACGTGGACGATGAACTCGCTGACGGCGGCGGCGATTCGGAAGCTCAAAGACACGACCAATCAGTATCTCTGGCAGCCGGGCCTTCAGGCCGGTACGCCGGACGTGCTCTTGGGTCGGCCGGTCGCCATCTGGGAGAACATGCCCAGCGTCGGCGCGAACAACTTCCCGGTCGCGATTGGCGACTGGCAGCGCGCGTACATCCTCGCGGATCGCGTCGGGCTGCGGATCACACGGGACAATGTGACGAACATTGGCTTCGTGCGCTTCTACGTGCGCCGTCGTGAGGGCGGGCACGTGCTGGACAACCACGCTGCGAAGTTCCTGCAGACGCTGTAACCCATAACCCTGTGGGGGGCTCCGGCCCCCCGCAGGCTGGGGTTTCATGGTCGAACCGCGCGGCTGGTACGAGTGCATCG